CCCTGCTGCATTGAATCTATCTCCGGGATTTCCGTATCGTTTTGTGCGTGTTGTTGCCGTCTTTATCCCGTCACTAAGCCGTTCGTTTGACCAATCGTTAAACGGGATTGATATTTGTTCAGTCATCCGAACCCTCGTTAAACAATCCTTGATGCATCATAAGTTCGCGTAGCGCGCTATCTATGCTACTATGGCCGTGGCCTTCTTTAAAATCCGTAAGCCCTGTATGGACTTGCTCGGATACTTTGATTGACTTTCGCTCTGTCATCATTACCAGTTAATCACTGCTTACTTATATAATTGTCTACTCTTAGTTTCCTCTTAGTAGACAGACTTAATACACTGCCTGATAGAGTAGTAACTGTAATGGAAACACAACCACGGATTCCGGTTCAGATTGCAATGCACGTATGGGACGGTCGCATCAATGGCCGACTCGCAGACTTTGACGAATACACTGCGGTTATGAGTGAGATTAGCGATAGTGTGGAGTGTGCGCTATGAACAATAAAACGGCAAAATGTGACGACTGTGGAACTGAATATAAAGTAGAAAACCCAGTTGTTTGTAAGCAAAATGGGTGTGACGGCGCGGTGTTTTGGCTATGAAAAATCCGAATGACGAACAAGCAGACTACGAACAGGCACAACGTAAAGCGATTGAACGAGCATACGAGCAATACCCCGAAATGCGCGAACAAGACGAACAGCAGGCGTTTGAACAAGCAGAGGAACAACGATGAGAGAGTGCAAGAAAGTCGGTTGTAAAAAGCCAACCACGGACGCATATTGCTCCTACGGATGCAAAGAAGCCGCGTCACATGCAGCAGCACACAACCGCTCACGAGTGATTAACAACCGCGCAAACAGTCGTCGATTCTAACGCCGTTAGGAGTGTCGCTTTAGCTTTTTGTGGAGTGAATCAACACCAACTGCCGCGCCGATAACCGCCAGTGCAAGCATCGTGAGTTCCATGCTCTGGGCGATATACCCCAGTTGTGACGCGCCGAGATACAGACACGCAAAAATCACAACCACAACCTCCCCAACCTCGCTGTTTTCAATGCCCTCCACTATGTCGTCTCGGATGTCCTCATCCTCACTAGATTGTTGCATGTTACTCTTTAAACATGACCGAGAAAAAGGTGTTGCGCTCAGATTAGCCTGATATTTCTATCTCGCCAGTGCCACCGATTGAAAACGAAAGCACGTCATCTTGTTGCGTGACGTTGATTGTCGCGTCGTCTTGAACGCTTGCGTCTGCGATAACGTCCCCAAATGTGTTTTGTAGTTCTGCTTCAAGCACGAACCAGACTGTATTTTGTGTTTCCTCGCCCGCACCTGCCGGTCGGAAGTCTGCAATGTCAAACGCAGATGAATAGGTAATCGGCCCTGTCAGTTCTACGCTGCCACTGTCTGTCTCTGTGTTGAGTTCAACCGACTGCGTTGCAAGCTCTGTCGTGGAGTCTGCCGATCGACCTGCCCGCAGGGTAAACCGGAGTGTATCAACCTCTGTCGTTGCCTCAAAGGTATAGTCTGCCGAGACGGTCACACTCACGTCTTGGATATCCCCGTCCGGTGAGTCGTGGCTTATGTCGTCTACTGCTAACCCGTCTATGTCTATACTTTCCGCTCGTACCGTTGGTGTGAACGCTATCGTTCCGAAGCCAACGGTTGCGATACTTGCCGCTACTAATTGTCGTTTAGTGACTTTCATCACAACTCTATATGGGTGCTAAAGCGGGTTAAACGTGGGTATAGCGGCGATTTAGGAGTTTGGAAAACAGCAGATTAGAGTTTTTGGATGTATGCCAGTGCGTAGAATGGTGGACGGTTCTCGTGCGGTTGGTCTTCGCCTCTTGGGACAATTCCAGCAGTCGTGTTATTGCTCCCAAATTCGCCCCTGTTGTCTGCTGTTAAAAACCGCCCGTCGTTGTTGTTTGCGTTGTCAGTTGAGGAAGTGTCGACTCCAATAGGAGGAGCGTCTGGCAATTCGTCAACGGTAAGAGTGTGTTCGTCTTCGCCACCCGTATCGCCAACGTCGTACTGACCACCAGCACCGGCCACAAACCTATCTGTGAGGTCGGGCGTGCCGTCTGTGCCGTCGCAAAGTGTCCACCCAACCGGTATGTCAGGGATTGAACCGGACCACATGATGATCGCCCCCGTCGGCACTCTTCCCGGTTCAACGTATCGCCCATCATACACGCGCTCAATTCGATCGTTCACTTGAAACGCCGTGCCGATAAAGCAATTGCCTGCCGGATGGGTTGGTTCTGTCACTTGCGTGATTGGTGGGTCGCTCGGCGTCTCTGGATCAAACTCTCCGGTTGGCGAGTTATTAACCACAAGCGTGCCTGTTGCATCGACGCTCAACGTGTGATAGCGATAGGCGGATTCCGCCACCTCGCCCGATACGTCCGTGACGGTCTCGCTTTGACTACTCACGCTTACCGGTTCGCCTTCAATAAACACGTCACCACTGGCAATTTCGATTTCGAGGTCTGCCGATGTTGAGGGTTCGACCCCACTTTCGACAAACGTTTCATTTTCAGGGCCGTCCACTGCCGCAGACGTGATTTCATTATGGATAAGTCGATCATTCCCGGCGAAACGTCTCATTGATTTTTCACCTCGGATTCAGTTTCAATAATGATTTCTGAGCCATTGACCTTTGGCGTCTCGGCAAACGGGATTCGGGCAATTGCGGTCTCTTCGTCGTCGGTTATGATTTCTACCACAAGTTCCTCTAAGGTTTCCCCATCAGCGTCCGATGTAGCGGGCACAGTCGCATCGTAGCGTCCCGAAGCAGTTGCACGCCGTCTGTTCTCCGTTGTGTAGCGTGCCCCGTCTATGGCGTCTTGCAGGCCTTCTTGTGTTTCTTGAAACGGATTGCCGCTCCGTCCCAATGCGATACTTGCGACTTCGATATTGCGGCCATTCACGAGCGCATCCGTGAGTGCGTTGCGGCCTTGGTTGAGTGTTCGTGTCATGATGTGTTATGAGTGTATTTGTAAGAGTTTATTTCAACGTCGGTTCGTCTGAACTGCAAGTGTTAGAACGTCCTACTTGTTATCATTAAGATCGGGATGATTTCCAGAGTAAAATGCATCCAATTCGTCAGACATTCTATTGAAATCCTCGTGATTGGCGGACTCATCATCCGCAAAACGCAATTGTGATCCTAAAGCGGATTCAAAGCCATCTCGAACGTCAGAAATGTTCACATCAATATCAATTCCAGTCCAACCCCGCATAATAATGATCGCAGGGCAACCTTCGGGGTCGTTTTGATGACAACTCATCTCATCAATAGTTTCTGCAAGAGGGATTCTCAAATTATCCGATTCGCCTCTAATTCCGTGGTTTTTTATCCAAATCATGTATTTCCCAACACCTCGTTGTTGCCGTTGTCCGTGATTGTCGAGTTTCTGTTTCCAATAGCAACTCCGTTTGCCGTATCGGCTTCAAAATTTACATCCACGCCTGAACACTGATATACTCCGGCTCTACCCTCCCCAACATTGATTGTAGCCGATTTGCAATTCTCAAATGTTACTTCGTTTGCGCCTTCTAAAACGTTCAATTCGAGCGTTCCCAACCCCTCCCTAATCCCTCTTAAGACTACTTCTGATGCCGAGATTGCGAAATTATTCCCGCCTTCAATACGCGCCCCCCCGATTGCGGCCCCTCTCAGTTCAATCTGACGTTGGTCAATACTAACATCCTCATCGTAGATCGTTTCCTCACTTCCGTCGATCTCAATCACTTGACCACGCTTTGCGGATGAGATTGCATCATTGATAGAGCTAAAGTCTGATTCAAACAGGATTTTCCGACCGAACATTCCGGTATCAATTGTCGCTCGGTCGCTCTGTAAATCCTCTGCTTCGAGAGTTCCAACTCGCGCGTTATCCTCTACAATAAACTCCTGTCCAGCGGCAGGTCGTGCAACTACATTCCCGTTTTCATCAATCTGGATTTCGGCCCCGTTTCGAATGATTTTGCCATTGTCTGCCATACTATACGCCCCTCGTTTCGTGTGTTGTGTGTCTCATTATATCTCTGTCTCCGTCAGTAGTGTTTGATTGTTAAACCCGTCTCCGAGATACCCGCCGTCAGTCGGGCGTTTCTCAGGTCCGAGTTCGATGCTTCCCTCAAGTTCTATGTTGCCGTTTAACTCTACGTTACCTGTGTTTAAGCGTTGATTTGTGTTAATAGTTCGCGTTGTTCCTGCCGCAATTGTTTCGGTTGTAAATTCAACGCTAAACTCATTGCCGAGTGCCCCACCGCGCGGGTTAAACAGTCGGTCGCCATTCGCGTCTGTGTTTACATTGCCGAGTATCAACTGCCGATCTACAAACGACCGCTCAAGTAGTCGGGTGTTCCACTCCACCTTGAAGTCGAACATTTGCGTTAAGAACTCTACCGATACATCCGGGTCAAGGTCGCCCTCACGCGCTTCAATGCGGTCTTGTTCGTCGCTCAGCGCAGTCAGTTTATCAATTACGCCCTCGCGGTTCTCAGCGACTAAGAGCGTATCTAACCCCGTTGAGTCAAGTTGCACGTCGGCAATTCGAAAGTCACGCGCAATACCCGCGTCAGGGTCTTCGACAAACACGACTTGCCCCGGTCTGACTTGCCCCACATTAAAGGTCTCAATCTCGCCGATTGTAATCGGTTCGCCACGCTCTAAGATTGCTTCGGCCTTTGCACGCGCCGTACTTTGCTCACCGGCAGGAATTCCCTCAAAAGTCTTTGACTCTTCGAGAATGACGCCCTGCTCGCTTCCGATAGATTCACCGAGTGCTTTCTGTGCCGCTTTGTCCGAGACAACCACCTCTTCGTTGCCGTCCTCGCCGTATTTGAGTCGGACTTGGTTAATCTGTGCTCGGTTGTCGTCTTCCCATTCAGTTGAGCGATAGCGTCCGGGTGTGAGTTCTAAGTCTGCCTCACCAGCGTCAAATTCCCGCAGGAAAAATTCAAGGTCGTTTGTCGCTCCGAACTGTTCATTCGCGCTTGACTCAGTAAGTGTCGCTATGATTTCGCTCGGTGTGACGCCCTTATATCGCTCGGTGACGTTCGTGGGTTCATCCACGAATTGCACGTCTGCCGGATCAACGGACAAGGGTGAAAAGTCCTCGACGACTTCAATCACAATGTCTGAAGCATCCATATCGACAAACTCACGGTCGACCTTCCGGCGTTTTAGCCAGTGGTCATGAGACAGTAGGTCCACCGACGTGCTGCTTTGATCGTAATCTTGTTCGACGACAAAGCCCGAAAAGCGACGTTGCCATGTGTCCGATCCGATCGGTAGCACGTCTACATCAACGAGTCGGTAATCTCCAAACTCTTCAAGGAGGTCTGAACCCCTGTCGATAAAGTCCAACGTGGCCGAGCGGGCGAATCGGTTTACAGCGTCGTCAATTTGCGTTTGTGTGTTGTTCGCAAATATTTCATCAGTGCCGGGGTCACGCACTCGGTATCTGTCCGGCATTACGATTCAACCCCAACCGCGCACTGGATTGTGTACGCCTCTCTTGTCTCGCCACTGTTGAGTGCAGGTCTGATTTGCTGAATGGATACAGCGGGATACACCGCATCCTCCCCCGCGCTTGTCGGGTTGATGTCTATTTCTCCTTGTGTCGTTGCCGCGTAGTCGTCACCCTCGTTAAACAAGCGGTATGGCCCGCCACCGCCGTATGCAGTCATACTGATTAAGCGGTTGAATTGATCTTTTGCGGTGACTGGTCCAAAGCCGAACAACTCTTCGAGGTCGTTCTTATGCGCTTCGGGTAGGCCTGCGGAACTCTCGAAAAATCCTTGTACAGTGATTTCTGTCGTCCATTGATTAAAGTCAAGAACTAACGCTGCGGAGTCCCCGCCCGGCAATCCTTCAACAGTCAACTCGTCGTCAAACGATCGGTTCACTTCGGCGTTCGGCGCAAGGTACGCAATTACGTCACCCGTGATAGTTTCAAGTCGGATTCGTTCGTGTGGTTCCATATCAGTTCGCACCCCGATTCGAGAGTTCGCGTTCAAACGCTCGTGCAATGTTCTCCCCGTCACGCTGTGGATTGCCAGAGGATTGCACCATGATGGTCACGTTTTCAACAGTCGTCCCTCCACCGCTAATTGGTTGTTCTCCACGGTCTCGGACTTGTGCCGCCGGTACAACCATTTCGCCAGCGTGGACCATTGCCAACCCATCCCCAGTGATACGGCCACCAGTGTCAAGTTGTGGGATGTCGATACTGCCGCCGCCAACACCGACCGACCCCCCACCGAGCACGTCGGGTATGTTGATGGATACACGCGGGATTGACACCGAGGATGGAATGATTCGATTGAACGCATTGCGGAAGGCATTGGCCGCTTGTGTTGCCATGTTTCGGAACTGGCCCATCAATGCATCCGCGCGACTCCGAACGCCTGCAACCATCCCATCTACCCAGTCACGGCCTGCTTGTGCGAACTGTCGTGAGAGGTCTAACAGTGCAAGGATTCGCGTTCGCATATTTTGCATCCGCGTGACTACAGCGTCACGAAGCATTGCCGCTAAGTCGCGGGCACGGCGTAGCGCACGACTGAGAAACTGCGAGACTCCCACAGGGATACTTTCGAGAATCGTAAGCACTCTGTCGCGTGCGCTTCCCAACCGGCCAACGATTGCATCACGTGCTTGTGCCGCCCTTTCGCGTGCAAGCTCTCGCGCACGCCCTAACAAGTCTTCAAACCCGACGGCCATAGCGGTCAGAAACTCTATCACTTTGTCACGTGCCCCGCCGATATTGAATATCAACGCGGTTGCTAAGGCAATTGCCACGCCGATCAACACAACTTTGATGCTGATTAACGCGGCCACTGCGGCTATTGCTGTCCCGATTGCACTCCCCACGGTGAGTAATGCACTTCCGACCGGTGCTAACACGGATGCAACACCGATACCGACCTTTGCAAAGGCGGCAAACGCAGTGACAACAGTGGCTAAAATGCCTGCAAATGCTATTGCAGCACTAATCGGTCTGCGTATAGAGTCGTCTAAATCCCGATACCACCGAACAGCGTCAAGCACCCACGAACCAAGCGAACGACCGGCGGGTAACACGTCTCGTACGATCGTATCTGCAAAGAGCGTGAAGCCCGCGCGAACACCCGCAAACTGTGCTCGGAGTGTCGGTGATAGTGCAAGGATGGATGCAATACCCGCTGCGGTTGCGGTTGCCACAGCTGTAATTGCTGTTTTGTTTCGTGCCATCCACCGCTCCACTTCCCCACTATTACGCTGTGCCGCCCGCCCTGTACGACTTACTGATTTGCGTACTTGTTCGTCTGCCTTAGCCGCTGCTTTAGCCCCTCGTGTACGGTAATTAAATACAAGTTCTCTCGTACTCATGCAGCAACCTCTTTACCGTGCCAACGTTGGTGAGTCGCATACCCAAACCAAAGGGGCATACAACACACCGCAATTGCAACGCCTGCGAAGACAAACCCGAATAGCCCTGCATCAATCCATCCAAACGAAAGCGCATATATCGCTGCCGGGATTGATAACACGACAAATAAGCCTGTCAACAAGGCGTAAATCACTGCTTCTCCTTTATGATTTTTACTCATGTTTTACTATTCATTTTGGCCTTTCTTTGTTCTTTCTCTCGTTTCCGATCGCTTCCGTCCATGATTGCAAGGTGTACTTGACGTATTTTCGATGGGATGTCATAGGGGTCTGGTGCACCACCGAACTCCGACCACCAGCGGTGTCTAACACGTTCGCGTTCTTTCCACGGTTCGGCAAGGTCAACTGATTTCCCATACCCAATTTCAACGAAACTGATGAATCGTCTCACTATCAGCGTTGGTGAAGTCAAGTATTTCATTCCCAACCTCTTTAACAATCTTGCGCGTCAGTTTGTCCGCGCGTTTGATTTTGGTTTTGCTCAGTGGGAATCCTTCGGGGGCTTCGACGACACCATTCACGAACGCGTCAATCTTTAGAGACTCAATATCCGTGTCTTCTTGGACACCTTCACGCCCCTTTGAGACGGTAGTATTCTCTTCAATGAGTTGTTCTTCGTTGTCAAGCATTTGGAACTCAAAGACCCAAATGCCACCCTCCGGTAGTTCGGCATGATACTCTTTGGTGAGATTGTCATAGCGTTTGGTCTGTTGCCGCCCTTCCTCATACGAGAGTGTAGGCTGTTCCGGTTCGTCTGCTTCGGTTGCTGTCTCTGTCTTGCTCATAATTCAATCACTCCAAAGGCTCACGAATCTCAACTTCAAATTCGGTCGGTTGCAGTGTCATCGTTGTCTCAAGCGACCCCTCAACTTGATACGGCATTGGGAAATCCACAACCGGGGTGTTTCGGCCCGTAATGATAATCCCGTCTGTGATTACTCCGGCGTCCATCTGGCGAACAAACGGAACCTCGTAGTTGATTGGGTCGCCATTCTCAGCAGCACGCTTGTAAAGCTCGTCGTCAGTCGGTTTGACTTCGAGTGTTTGTTCGGTAAACCGCTCGGCGTTGGTTTCCTCCGATACGGAGTAGCCTTCCCGTCCAGTCGGGTTGGTCTCCTCTTGGCGTCCGTGGTGGTTGACTTCAAGGCCGTTGTCAATGCCGAGTTCGCCACCTGTGGCCGTCGCAATCTCTCGCTCGAAACCATTTCCGTCCTCAACCGTAATGACACCCTGCATTTCCGAGCGGAAGGGCTGAACGTCTGTCGGCAAGTCCGGCGTAAATGCGTCTGGTGTTCCAACGTCTCCCTGTCGTGCCGCCGTGAAACTAAAGTCCACGTTCAGTGGGTCGCCCTGACTCCACGAGAATGTCACCGATGCTTTACACCCGATGTATGGGGTCTGGATATCCGTTCCTTCTTGTCGGTGTAGGAGTGTCGCCGTAGGGAGTGGGCGACTCACAGTAAAGCGTGAAAACGCATAGCCGTCCTCGGTGTTGTTATCCTCTTCTCTCTCGCCAAAGGCAAGTTCAAGCGGTACGCGGTCATCTACGGGCACGACCGTCGGATCAAACTCGTGTTCGCGTGGGTCTGGGCTATTGATGTATGGCCCTTCCGACCCACCCGTGGCGAGTGGGGTGTGTGGGTTCTCGTTTGATGGTTCAAAGTCCTCGGTCGTATAGCCGAGTTCCTGAAACTCTTCAAAGTCCGTTACTTCGGTGTATGGCTCGGATTCAAGCGCCCAAAGTAGGACGCCAGAACTGCCGAGGGTGTATCTGTTTGTACTCATGTGAATTATATCGTATTATGCGGTGTAAACCGTCCCGCTAATCGTTGTTTGCCAGCTATGCGTCTCGGGGTCGGTCTCAAAGTTTGCTGCGGTTGATCCGTCGATTTGTCCGTCCGTAAATCCCCCCTCGCGCAAGGTATCACGTTGGTTCTGAATCACGAACTCACGAACGCCGTCTTTGAGTGCGAACGTCTCGGTAGAGGTCCGACCCTCCACGTTGATTAGCACGGACACGTCCGCCGTATGCAACTCGTGTCTGTTGTCAAACGACTCGGCAGAGATTGACGCTTCACTCACGACTATGTGGGGATATGAAACCGTCTGTTGATTCGGATAGGACGTGACAATAAATGGTGCCTGTTGATTGCCGCGTGGAGCCTGTGGGTCCGACAGTGACGTGTTGGCGTCGTCGGCCCATGCAGCCAGTTCGTCGGCTATCAAATCGCGTATGATCGACTCGGTTAATGTACCGATATCGACCGTTGGGTTCTGTGTTGACACGAGGGTTTATTCACCTCGGCGGTGTACCTGTGCGTACGTATCCCGGCGTTAAAAGTACACCTCGGCGCGACTATTCGGATTCGCGTAATTTGCGTTCCACGTTTTTCTCATACTCTCCCTCAACGTTTTTCCATGCACGGCGAGCGGCCTGTATGGGTTCTATGCCATTCTCGGCAATTGCTTGCCCGATAAGATAGACTACTGTATCAAAGGTTACTATCACCGGCCCATCCCCAAAGTCCCGTGTCTCTGTCTCACCACGGTTCAATAGTCCTTCTTGCTCATGTACCCAGTCGGCCAAGTCGTCCGGTGGTGGTGCTTTCGCGCCCGGCCTACGACCAAACTCTGAAATGAGAATTTGTATTTTGTCACTACCGATCGTATAGGAGTCCGACCCTTCGCGCTGCGGGTCGATGGTTATGCTGTTAATCCCTTCACCCGTGTTTTGCCACCCTGCCGAGAGTAAGAGGTCTTGCCACTCTGTCTGAAACCTGACTGACTGATTGAACACCTCTTCTTGTGCCACTTCTCGGATTCTTGAATCTTCGGGTATATCTGCAAAGTCGTCGCCCTCATATGACATAGGTGGATATACGCAACAGAAAAGTTAGTCGTTGGGGTCGATGGGAGTGGTTATGCACCGAAACCGTTGGTCAGTCCAATTGTACGGCCACGTTGGACCATACGACACATTACCCTCGCTGAACGGGCCACGGTCAGGCTCAATGCCTAACTCTCGGCGCATCCGGTGGGCTTTCTCTTGTGGCGATAGTCGATTGTCGTCACTCACGAATCAGACCCCACTGGTAGAACCCGCTCGCCACTATGCGACGGTATGAGAACGTCACCACAGCGGTAACATCCCCATTCCTCGCGGTGGCTTCCGTCGTCGGCGTGGTCAAACTCACGCTTTACTGCCTTCGCATGTCCAAACCAGCGACACAAGAACCTATGCGAGTCGTTGTGTGGTGGTAGGGTAATCGTTGGGAGATTCACGAGTCAGACCCCACGAATCGCTCTGGTTCTAACACGCGCTGCATACGACGGGCCTGTTCTTGTTTTCGCTTCCGTTCGGCCCATGCAAACCGTGCCATGTACTCGGCCATGTCAGCGTCCCACTCGTCGATTGATACGGATGGTTTGTTAGTCATTCTTCAATCACAACCGCTTTGAGCATTTCTTTCCGCGTCCATCCACAAGATCGGCACTCTAATTCATATCTAAATGATCCGTCGTTATGCCAGTAATTGAAAAAGTGATATCCACCAGCTCTTTCAAGCGGATGTGGTGTGACACGTTCATATTCGCCACATTCGGGACAACCTTGCGAGGGCATTTTTTCACTCACCATCAACCAACTCCATTACGGCATTACCAACCGTTAGGATATCTTCATACATTGATAGCAAACCATCATACAGTCCTTGGAGCATCTTTTCAAACCCGTGCCATACGTTCCGTGTAGCCGCTCTCATGGCTTTGACTGCACGCTTGCGTTCGTCGTGTGTCTTTGCGTTGTAATACTGCTTTCGGGCGTTGTATAATGCTGGCAAACTCATTCGTCAACCAACTCCTTTGCATAGTCATTTACCACTGTCTTCACACGCTTCTTTGCCTTTTTCTCACTCCCTTCATGTCCAATAATGACATGGAAGGCGCGTTCTGAAATGTGTATACTCGGCATTGCATACTACCCAACACAATCCATTAGGATATATCTAAGACAACAGGCAATATATTCCTCTATTGGGTGTGGAATAGTGACGGTTCCGAGTCAGGTTTCTCACCGCGTGTTAAGCGTTTGAACCGTCCTCCCCGAAGCACGTCGTCACAAAACGGCAATAAGTCGTATCGCAGTTATGTGTAGGCATAGCAGTGTCTTGAATGTTTGGCCTATTCTGCTTCAACGTAAAAGTCTGCATCCTCGTCGATATCCTGTCTGCCACCCAGTTCGTTATACACAACAGTCAGTTTTTCAATCCCCACGAGTGCGTGTTTATCTCGTGTTACGTCAATCGCCGTATAGACACGCGCTCCCTCCGGCAGTGTGACGCTATCGCCCGTGAGTTCAATATTGCCGTTTAGTTCCACGTTGCCCTCAAGCAATACATTCGACGTGGTGGTTGTCTCTCCCCCTTCAACGGTTGTCGTGGTGTTCTCTTCGACGAACAAGCTCAACTCGCCGGGCGGTATGTCCGGGTCTGGCCGAATGAGTCTATCACGGCCACCATTCCGATCGGCGTCAACATCCGTGCCACTGACAAACGTCACGCTGATAGACCCATCATTCAACCGGCCCTCTAAGCGTTGTTGTTGGCTTTCGGTCGGATTATGTACAACCGCCTTCGTGGTTTCAACCTCTCGCCTCACGTCCGTCACGCCGTCTCTCCCTGCTTGAAAATCAACGACGCGCGTTAGGACAACCGCCTCGCCTTTTGCTTGGACTATCTTATTTGGAGTCGTCATGTGTGTTGTTTATCTCGTCGATATCCGGTAAGTTGTTTGGTCGGTTGTGCATATCCATTTGTGGGTCTAATAACCCTTCTCGTCTGAGTGCATTTGCATTACGTTTAATCCGCTTTTGATTTTCTTTAATGGCCTTTTGGTTGGATATTATACTTGTCCTACTTTTTTTTATTTCACTGTTGAATCCTTCCCACGGAGTCCCTTCCGACCCTAAGAGGAGTTCGGCGTTGGTATGCGCTATTTCTTTGACTTTCTGGTTTTCTTCGCGCATTTCCTCAAGGCCCGTGATTATCTTTTTAACGTACTGTCGCCCGAAATACGTGATTATCCCGCCGAGAACGCTAATGACTGAGAGGAGTGCCCCTATTGCAAGTAAAAAGAGTTCGATCAACGCCGTGTTTGTTTGCAGCGTGAGCGGGAGTGGGACAGTAGACATAACACTATGCGACTGATATTTGCTGGAGTTTTTCCAACCGTTTGTGTTGTGTTTCGCTGATATCCCCTGCGTGTAACGCGCTCGGTACGTCGTAGGTCACGCTAAAGCCATCCATTGATATGTTGGACGCCCCGCCGTTGTCCGTTGACGCATTTGATGCAATGGCTTCACGAATGCCTGCGATTACCATATCCTCGGCCACGCTTGCAACAGTCGCGGGTGGATTCTCCCATCCGGCCATGTATGTAACCTCGTAAACCCGTCGTGGATTCCATCGGTTTCTGCGTGGTCGTGTGCCGGGTTTCTTCTTGAGGATACCGTTATTTTCCCCACTGAATCCCCGGCGTTGCACAATTTGCACGTCGTCAACACTCACGTTCTCGCCACGAGCGTCAATGTCAACAATCTCGGTTACAGGATAGTGTCGCAATTGCAGCTTGTCTGAACCGTTTCCTGTTCTCGTTTCGGTAAACTCTTCGGGTTCAAAGAAGGTTCGATTACAAAAGCGGTTAATCTCGTCTGTCGCTTCCCGTAGTTCGTCTTCGATGAACTCGTCTAACTCGGCGTCCGTTTCGATAACACCCAGAGAGTCGGGTGTGACGCCGGTTTGAATCTTCACCGATTCGGCTGTGCCGTAGAATGGTGGTTCACTTACACTCATGCGTTACACCTCTTGCAGTCGAGTGACGGGTGGACCGGTGCCTTACAGTTGGGACACCGATTAACGCCTTTTGCCTGTCCGTTATCCATCTGCATTTTGTGTGCCATTAGCCGAGTTGCTCTTTGATCGACGCTCGGAGTTTGTCCTCACCGAGTCTGAGATCAACGTCCAACTCGGCGTCCTTGGCGAACTCTTTCAGTTCGTCGTAGTCGGCCCCATCAATGTCAAAGTCTGTTGATTCGTCTCCCTCTGCTTTGATTTCCGTAAAGCCGAGTTCTTTAAACCGATCAACGTGCTCCGAATCTTCGACTTGAATCACGCCGTCTTTGAGTGCATATGTACTGCCGATTCCAAGGCTAAACCGTCGTAGGCTTCTCTTCTCTTCCGGTGGGTGTAGTAGTGTCATTCGTATTCGTGTTCCTATGAGTGTGATATAGTTAAAAAACGGTACTGTGGTGTGTTCTCAAGTGAGACTCTTACAGTGCGTAACTGTCAAGATGCTTACCGAAGAATCCGCCCGAGAGTTCCACGTTGCCGTCATAGGCAAGCATGGCAACCTCATCCGCGCCACCACGGACACTGAGTGGGAAGGTCGAGAGTGGCGACAGTTCACGTTTGCGCCACGTCGATGTATCCACAATGAACACGTCGCCTTGCGAACCAACCGAGCGGTCTTCAAAGCCGTCGTCAAGCGCGTCGTATTCGTCCCATGGGTCTTGTTCGGTCCCCTCTTCGTCCTGTGCAACATACGTGTGCTCATCGACGTTGTGGGATGGAACAACCTCAATGCCTGCAATACGAATCCGGTAGTCACCGTAATTGAGTTCGCTCTGGTTTTCATCCGAACGCGCTCGTGGGATGAACTCATTTTCCAGACGGTCGTACATGCTGTACGAAGTCCAAATCTCAAGGTCGTTCGGATTGACGGCGTACGGCCCCTGTAGGAGGTCGTGAATCTCGCCTTTGATGTCGTCAAGGAAGTCTTCAGACACGCCGGACTTGTCGATCACAATATCCGTTTCCTCAACTTCATCCACAGTGTCAGCGGCAAGTTGAGCAAGGCGGTACCATTCGGCAAGGCCACGCGCGGCGTACTGCCCGAGCGGTGAACCGCCTTCGAGGGCGTCAACTTCTCCACCAAGCTCTTCGTAGTCGAACTCACCAGCGTCTCCACCGGTTGGGGATTCGTCAAGGCCGTCCAACTCGTAGCGACCGTAGAGCATTTCTTGCTCATCAAACTGAGCGTACTCGGCCATACGCGCGGTAATGGTCAAGTCCTCCAAGTCCATGTAATGCGCGGATGCAGTGGCCGCAAAGTCACCGATTTCTGCGGTGTCGGCGTAAATACGCATTGGGACAGACTCACGGTTCAGACCAAAGTCGCGGGCGTAATCCTGTAGGCGTCGGGAGACACTTTCAGGGACACGTCCGAGCGGTGACTCACGTCGATCAACACGGTTGAAGACTGCTTCGTATCCTTCTTGGCCTTGACGTGCCCACCGCTCAAAGGCAAGTGGTGCGTTCTCTTTGAGGTTCTGAAGAATCTCAGGATCAAAGACAAGCGGTGTCGACCGTTCTGCAACATTAGAGTCAATGACTCCTTTCTGTCGCATGGCCTTGAGAGTAGCCTCCTTGACCTTATCGCCTTCACTTGCGCCTGCCGCTGCAATGAGTGCGTGGCGGGCCATGCCCTTGTACACAGGCGCGTCCTTGAATCCTTTGGCGTCAAGTTCGTCACGATCGGCCTGCAATCGTTTTAGGAAATGCCCTTTGTTATAGACTGGGGTGAGTCCTTTGTCCGTGCCTGCTGCTTTTTTTACCGCGTCGATACCGTTGTCCGTCCATAGAGACTTGAAGACTCCACTCGGATTTTTCGTGAGGTCTTTCGGCGTCTGTTTTGGTTCTGCGCTCATGATTGATTAGAAGTGTGCCGCTTGTTCTGCAACGCTTGCGGCGGGCGTTTTGTTTTCCTCGGTCGATTCGTCTTTGCCTTCAACGTCGTCGGTGTCGGAGACTACCATACCGCCTTTTGGCCCACGCGAACCTGCCGCGTCAGTCTTGACGGCTTCAAGTTCGTTTCGCAGGCTTTCAAGTTCCTTTCGGAGTTCTTTGGCGGCCTTGTCCTCCTTGTCGTCGTCGGACTCTTTGTCTTCGTCTTCGTCGTAGTCCTCGGACGCTTCGGTTTCCTCGCCACCGTCGCTTACTTCGACAAACTCGCGGACATCCTCTTTAGCCGCTTCGTGGTGGGCATTGAAGATTTCCATAATGCCGTCAAGTTCGTCAGCACTGAGTTTTTGCGTGCTGTTCTTTTCCTCATCCTCTTCGTCGTCCATCTTAGACTCGGATTCGTGTTCCTCGTCGTCTGTTTCTTTGCTTGTCATAAGTGCATTTGTGAGTGCATCCGTATCAATAGTCGATGGGTCAATGCCCGCCTCAGAAAGTGCCGAAGCGACTTTGAGACCATCCGAGGTTGCGGCGTCGGGGTGTGACTGAATCCCCACGGGTGATATTTCCATGAGGTCCATATCTTCAAAACGAAAGCCACCGTTGTCTCGCTGTTCGGCGTTATCTTCGTCCCATCCAAATCCGATGGAAAAGCCGACTGGCATTTCTTGAGCGAACAAATCCAGCAGCTCATCGGCGGCCTGTTTGCCCTCTCGCAGTTTGCCCTCGGCAATCACCACGTCTCCGTCACGTCGGCCACCCGTCCACCCACCGATAATATCCTCATACCGGTAGGCTTGCGGAACCCCGTTATCCGCATCATACCCGTGGTTAGGGAACATCGGGACACCACCGCTGTTGAGTTGTGCAACCATTGAGTCGATTGCACTATCAGCGAGTTTGTCGCCATCCCGATCTTCGGCCAACCCACTAACGGGCACCTCTATCGTTGTCGGTTCGTCGTCTCCGTCTTTGGCTTCTTTGACGGTGACAGACTTCGTATAGAAGCCTAACCGCTTGTCAGCTTGTGACGGGTCGCGTACCTGTGCATCCATCCGTGGATACACGTAAGTAAGCCGTGGTTAAAAGTACACCTCGGTAGAATAGCTGTGACGTGGGTTTAATCGGTCTGTTCGTTGACTATCGTAGGGTCGCCCTCATAGTCTGGATATGGGTTTAGTGGCACACTATACAACACTATTGAACCATTCATTTCACCCAAACGCGGCGTGTGCATGTAGTGTTCTAAATGGTCGTAGTCGCTAAAACTGCAAGCGATTTCGTGGTTTTGCACATCTTGAACGCCGCGGTCAATTATCTCTTGCTTGAGTTCGTGAAACAGCACCTTACCACGAGACGCCTTTTCAGGATCAAAGCCCCAATTACAGACGAACTCCAACCGTTCCTCAAACTCAGATTCGGGTAGGTCGGTGGTTACGTACTCGTCTACGAGGTTTTTGATTTCTTGTTTCCCGACACCAGCGAGTTCGTGGAGTGATTCGCTCATAGCCATTCCCTCGTATCCACAGGATTCTCACAGTGGATGTATGCCCCTCTATCCAAGCCGCTGTTTTGCTCAGCGATAATCACACCATAATACCCGCGTGAGATAAGCGTCTCAAGTCTCGGTGCATGGCCCGATGGGACAATATCCCGCTCGGTTGGGGCACGGACAATCCGATCGTTGTTTCCGACTGCGTGGTTCAAATCCTGTTCAAGGTCGTCTGTTTTCTCGCTTCTTTCGCTCATTATTTCCACACCCCAACCTCTGCTTTCACACACCACAGACAGCGACGCGCGCACTTGCCTGCCACAGTCTCGGCGTTGCAGTCGATGCTCATGCATTCAGTCATCTTGACCACCGTTTACCACAGGTTTGACACTCGACGACTTGTGACGTGCCCCATACGTCTGTCTCTTCTCTTACCCTGATTACAATGCGAGCATCGTTATGACAATCAGTCATGGTTCGTACCTCGTACACTCGCCACAAAACCACAGTTCGATTTTACCTTCATGACCGGGGTATTTTTCGACACTGCCAGCAGGCGCGTCGTTCCACTCGCCACAATTTTCACATAGATATTTTTCAACTAAGTCGTCGTTCATCGTCCCAAATCCTCCAATTTCCTATCTGCACTCTGTGCTGCGTTAGTCGCTTCCTTCACGCCTGATTCGATCCGGTCTAACCGCTCTTGAAGGTCGTTGGGTACATCAAGCGGCAATTTGTCCGTGTTTATATCGCTGAAGTCCATGTTAATGTTGTCTGCCGGTGTGTTTTCACCATTTAACAACCGATCTAATACTTCTTTGTATGTCTCACGGTCGAACTTTTTCAAGTCTCTTAGCGCGTCTCTCTGGTCTTCTCTGATTTCAATGGTTGTTGTGTCACTCATTATTTTTCTCTCGGATTATCTCAGCAGCCATTTCTAAGATTTCTGCGTCGTGTTTGTCGTGCGGTTTTGCTTGGTCTGACATGGACACAAGAACGTCCAAAGCTATTTTTTCGGTGTCCATCCCGTCGTTATACAACTCTTCCAACGCACCGCCAAGATGGTAATAAGCGTGTTGTAGTTCCTTTTCGGCAGCCATTCTGTTCTTACCTATTGCCGAGACTGCCCGCTCTATACGATACCGCGCTTTGTCTATATTTATCTCACTCATTCTTTTGAGCATACCACTTTTTTCGCACCCGCTCAATATCGCCGTGAATTGTGGCAGGGTGTTTCTCCCAGTCGTGTGTTTCGCCTTCGTCTAACCACCGACCGCAAGACGAACAGTAACAACGCTCGGAAACGGTTGACTTTTCAGACATTGATCTCGGTGAGTGTGCCGACTTTTGAACCGCCGTTCATGATTGCCACGTTGCCGCTGTTGACGTTCTGAACAAGCGATTTCTCGCCACCTTGCGGGCCTTCCATGTCAATCATTTCGCCGTCGAACATGGTTTCGGTGACGGTGAACGTCTGAGAGAAGCCGTTGATTGTGAACGAGTCGCCGATTTCGAGTTCTGCCATTACGTCGGTTACGTTGTTTTTCTCCATATTACTACTGTGTGGCTATGGGTACTTATAGCTTCCTATAACCCCCTATAGTATCCTGTAAAGAGTTATAGAAAGAGGCTACACACCCACGGCTTTGTCCCACTTGACAACCGTGGTTTTACTCATCCCAAACTCATCGACCACTGCTGAGTTAGAGTTCTCCGATCGGACGCGCGTCCAAACATCGGCAAACGTCTCACTGTCGTTCACACGCCCCTGTTCTCGGACTTCAAACTGCCGCTCTGAGAGTTCATAATGCACTTGAAACACGGCGTCTCCCTCGTGTTTGTCCGAGAAGCGAACTTCAATCCCGTCAAAGTCACGCATACCCCGGACGGAATCGGGCATATCCTCAGCTAAGACGGATTGCTGGATGCACCGGCAATTATACGGATCAGAATCACCGACGACAAAGGCAGAACGTGGGAAATTCGACGGTTGATACCAAACCTTGCCGTTCTCTTCAACACCACCCTCCCACCCGCCGGGGACCATGAAGTCCTCATCTTTGCCAACTACCACGTCGTCCATAGCATCATGCCACGGGCGCGTACGACCGTCCTGTGACGCTCGCCACCGTTTGCCACCGATAGCATCCGACGACTCGGCGAGAGCTTGTGTACCATGCCGTGAAGCGTCCAACGTCTCGGTTCGTGCAACCAGTCGGGCGTGAGAATCTGAGAGTTCGTCTATCTCCGTGCGTAGGCGTTCAGTAGCCTGTTGGAGTCCATCCCCATCTTCGGCTACTTCAAGCAGTGTCCGGCGGATACGCTCTTTCACAGTCTGTTCAACAGTGACCATATCCCGCGCTGCGGATTCTTGCATCCGTTCAAACGCGAGTGTGTCTTCAACGTCAAACGCGGCCATAATCTCGGCTTCCTCGTCACCAATGCGTTCGGCTATTTCCTTCGCAACTTGTGTAGCTTCGGCCTCTGCCCCTTCTTGCATAGCGTCGGCCACCACGCCACTGATTGCAGCTGTAAGCCCGTCTCGGAGCGAGATACCGTCTAAGATAGCATCGAAGTCTACGACCAAACCTTTCGTTTCGGGCGTTACGTCCTTACGTTCGCCGTCCTCGGGCCACCGGTTTTCAAGTGCCGGTTCAAGTTGGTCAAACGACTGCAAGAGCACGTCACGCAATGCATCACTGCCACGCTCTACAATGCCCGTCAAGTTGGGTAGTTCGCCCGAACGCTCGTTTCGCAATGGCTCTTTGAGATACTGTTGTGGGGACTCAAGCATGGTCTTCAAGTCCGGCGCGGGCGTGTGCCTAAAATCCGTGGCGTCACCTTCATCATAGCCGTGTCTCCCACTCGTTGTTTCTGACTGGTTGCCCGTGTGTGAGGCGGCAGGGGCTTCAGATGCTTTCAGGTCGGTTTCTGTTGTGTTCTCTGT